CACGGTGCGTAGAGCGCTTGCCGAAATTTTAGTGGCAACAGGGTTTTGGCCTAGTGAGATATCATTCGAGTTAGACGATATGAACGCCACCATTGAAATACTAAATAAGCAACGTGGCGGTAAGTAATGGCGTCGCGCTCGGCTATCCCCCAAGTAGATGGCATCCAAGAGGCGCTAAAAGCGCTTAACGATTTTGACCCTGCCTACCGTAAACAGATTACTAAAGACATACAAAGCACGGGCCAAGTGATCGTTGCAGAGGCCCGCAGCATGGTGGCCCATTTTGATAACAGCAAAGGCACCGGGGAACCTCTTAGCGGTATGCGTCGAGGCAACCTCATTAAAGGCCGTAACACGCAATGGCGTACCGATCAGGTGCAAAAGGGTTTTAAGGTAAAGGTAGGTGTACGCGCCAGCAAAGAACGCTACGTGAACTACAACCGCACTACCGATGGCGTGGTAACCCATAACGAGCAAGTGGTATACGGCAGTAAGCCATATCAGTTAATGGTGATACAGCAAGCCAACGCAGCTGGCGCAATCTATGACCATGCCGGGCGTAATACGCAGGGCATGTTTGTAACAAACCTTGAAGCACAATCTGACGCAGGCGCGCAACCTCGAGCCATTGACAAAGCCGTTACTAATAACCGTGAGGCCGTGGAAGCCAAAGTAGAGTTAGTAATTAACGACGTTGCCCGGCGCACTAACAGAAAATTAGGGTTCAATCGTGGCAATTAACATACCGATTATTAGCAGCCTTGACGGTTCAGGGTTTACTAAAGCCATTGCCCAACTTAAGAAACTAGAAACAAATAGCGAGCGTGCCGGATTTATTGCGGGTAAAGCATTTCTGCCAGCCGTTGCCGCGCTAGGTGCGCTTACCGCTGCCGCTGGCTACAGCGTTAAAGCCGCTATCGAGGACAGCGCCGCGCAAGCCCAACTAGCCAAGACATTGCAAAACGTCGTAGGTGCAACTGATGCACAAATAAGCGCTACCGAAAAGTCAATTAGCGCTATGGCTATGGCAACAGGCGTGGCCGACGATCAGTTACGCCCAGCGCTTGCCTCACTTGTTTTAGGTACTCAAGACCTTGCTACCGCTAACGACGCGCTCAATTTGGCTCTAGACATTTCAGCCGGTACAGGTGCAGATTTAACAAGCGTCAGCGACGCGCTATCCAAGGCGTATGGCGGAAACTTTAAGGCGTTGCGCCAGTTATCCCCGCAGCTGTACGCAATGATTAAAGACGGTGCCAGCCTTGATGAGGTTATGGCGCAGTTGTCGCGCACGTTTGGCGGGTCTGCAGCGGTTGCAGCAAACACGGCAGAGGGCAAATTTAAGCGCTTAGGTATTGCGTTAAGTGAAACCGCCGAAGCAATAGGCATGGCCATACTGCCAGCCGTTGAAGCGGTACTGCCATACCTCATTACTTTTGGTAATTGGGCGCAAGACCACGTAGGCACATTGCTTGCCGTAGGCACCGCCATTGCTGCTATTGCCACCGCGCTTATTGGATTTAAGGCCGCGCAAATAATTGCTAACGCTGTAACCGTGGTAACTACCGCGCTTAACTGGTCACTTGCTGCATCGGCTGCAGCTGCTAACACCGCGCTAACCCTTGGTGTTGGTGCTGCCGCTATTGCTGCCGGGCTTGTAGTTGCAGCGGGCGCTTTCCTAGCGTTTAAGGCTGCCACTAAAACAAGCGTGGAAACCATTAAACCGTTTGGGCCTCAACTAAGCGAAATAAATAACGGTTTAGGAACTTTGCCACCAAAACTAGAGGGTGCGGGTAACGCTGCCAAGGGCATGGCCGACAAGATTAAAGAGGCAAGCGAAGCGCTAAAGAAATACCTAAGCGCCGCGCTCGAGGATGCACAAACACAGTTACAGGATGCACAAGTAGCGTTTGATGATTTTGCTACCAACGTAAGCGACAGCATTAAAGATGCGTTTAGTTTTGCTGATGCTAAAGACGCTGGCGATGAAACAGGCGCAGGATTTCTACAAGGCTTGCGCGATCAAGTAGCCGGCATAGTTAAGTACGGCAACGATGTTAAGACCTTGCTTGAAATGGGTTTAAGCCAACAATCATTACAGGCCGTGCTAGATGCAGGCGGTGAAAGCGGCGCGGCTATTGCAGCCGAGTTAATCGCTGGCGGTGTTGGTGCTATTAACGAAACCAACGAACTGGTAAAGGCTGCCGATAACGCAGCTGCAACCATCGGCCAACAGGCTGCCACGGCATGGTTTGGGGCTGGCGTAGATAACGCCAAATCTTATTTGCAGGGTGTTGAGGCGGCATTTGATGAGGCACAAAAACGGCTTAAGGCTAAGGGTCTAAAACTGGCAGACATTAAAGGCATTAGCGCGGGGTTCAGCGAAGCAATCACACGCCCACAAGTGCAGTCAGTTATTCCAATGGGAAGCCCTACAGAGGGTTGGGGCATTGGTGCTAACGGCAACATAACTATTAACTTGTCGAGCCTTGTTCCTACCGCGCAAACTGGCGAGGTAATCATTAACTCGATACGCGCATACAACAGGGCGGCAGGCCCCGCCAATATCGCGGTTGCATAATGGCTACCTCGGTAGTTGCCAGCGGAGACTATGAACTATTCATAGATACCGGGTTTATGCTCAACGCGTTTACCTTGGATAGCAGCGTGCGCGGGGTGCTCAATAACACCGAGTACGTGCTAGATGGTGTAAGCGAGTTTGCGCCAATGATGGAATACAGCAAAGGCATTAGCGTTAATCGTGGCCGTAGGGAAATAGGCGATCAGTTCAGCGCTGGCACCATGACGTTTACCCTTGATGACAATTTGGCGGGCGGTATCCTAAACCCGCTGTATACGTCTAGCCCGTTTGTAGACCCTGCAGGGCAGTTTACGCTTGCGCCGTTGCGTCGAGTGTCTTTTGGCCGTTACAATACCGCTAACGCCTTTGTGCCGTTATTTGTTGGTCAGATCGTGAATTATGACTACTCGTATGAATTGGGCGGAAACAATACCGTTACCGTTTATTGCGCGGATGATTTCTATTTACTAGCCCAAACCGTAATGAACGAATTTAACGTATCCGAGGAACTAAGTAGCGCCCGGCTAACAGCGGTATTGGATTTACCCGAGGTTGCTTACCCAGCGTCAAGCCGTGACATTTCTACAGGCACCCAAACCCTTGGCGGTGCTAGCGCGTACACAATCCCTAACGGCACAAACGTAAAGGCTTACATAGACCAAATACAAGCTGCCGAGCAGGGCCGTATTTTTATGTCACGTGCAGGGGTACTGAATAGTGACCCTCGAATAGGCAATACCCTTAGCAACAGCGTGGCTGATTTCCACGATGACGGAACTAACATTCCATACAACAATTTGGCCATAACCTATAACGCCGATCAGATCGTAAACCGTGCCAGCGTGCAACACCTAGGCGCCACAAGCCCCGAGGTAGCCGACGATCTAGCAAGCCAAGCAAAATACCTAATCCAAACGGTAAGCATCGGTGACAGCCTGCTACATAACGACGCGGCAGCTGCCACGCTTGCCAGTTACTTGTTAGTTGGGGAACCCGACGCCACGTTTACCGGGGTACAAACCGATTACCTAATGCTCACCACAGCGCAACGCGAAAACCTAGCCCTAGTAGATATTGGCGACACGATCACCATAACCAACACCATTGCCGGCGGTGAAGTGGCACAGGAACTAAGCGTAGAGGGCATCGAGCATCGCCTAGATTTTGTGACCGGGCATCGCGTCACCTACTACACGGCACCTACGGTTATTGTTTACGAGTTCATACTTAATGACCCAATTTACGGAAAATTAGACATACAAGACCCGCAACCAGTTTTAGGATAAAGTACACATATGGGCGCTAACGCAACAACATTTGTACCGAGTTACACAAGTGGCGAGGTTTTGACCGCTGCCAATTTGAGCGTGACAAACTCGGGTATACCAGTCTTTGCTACTACGGTTACGCGCGATGCTGCGTTTGGTGGTGCTGGTGAAAAGGTTTTGGCACAAGGCCAGTACGCATACATTGAGGCAACTTCAAGCCTTATGGTTTATTCAGGTAGTGCGTGGGGTAACGCAATTTCAAGCGGTCTAAATTTGATTACCGCACAAACCATCGGTAGCGCGGTTGGAAGCGTTGCGGTTTCTAATGTGTTTAGTGCGACTTATGACGCTTACAAAATTGTCGTATCTGGCGGCGTTGGGTCAGTTGATGACAAATTAGGATTACAACTAGGTGCAAGTACTACTGGTTATTATGCAGGCGTTGGCACAATAAATTACTCGGGCGCTACGACCTCAAATGCGTCGGACAATAACGCGGCTTTATGGACAAGAGCAGGCCGGCAAAACAACGTAGGGATAAACCTAAACGTTGATTTAGTAAACCCATTTTTGGCAGCAAGAACCACAATTTTTAGTAACTACATAATTATGGAAACGGCTAGCGGTGCTGGTTTTAATGCAGGTTTCCACAACGTCGCTACCTCATACACGGGATTTACTTTGACACCCGCTGCCGGAACTTTGACTGGCGGAACTATTCGCGTTTACGGATACGCAAACCTTTAGGGGATAAAATGACATACGCAGAAGCAGTAGCAATGTACCCGCACGATGAGGTTCATATTCAAGTTGATGACGTGGTGCGCCCAATGACGCCGGCAGAATATGAAGCATTTATTGAGCGTCAAGTAAACGCCGTACCCGAACCGTAATAATGAAATGGCGTTATATGTTTGGTTACGTGCTTTTAATTGGCGTAGTAGTTTGGGGTTGTAGTGGTTGCACAGTTTCTAAAACGAATATTGAGTACCAATGCTTTACAAAGGCCGCTTGTGATTAAGACACCGGAACAACAGCACGCAGGGCTAATAGTTTTTGTTGGCCGCCTAATGGCTATTTGTTTTTCGTTTACCGTTATGGCATTTATCTACGGCATTTTATTTGTAGACCAGCCTACGGAACAGGCACCCACAGACGCCCAACTAATTGACCTGTTAAGCACGTTGCTAGTTTTTCTTACTGGCACACTTAGCGGGCTGGTTGCGTCTAACGGCCTAAAGAGTAAGCCCGGTGCTAGTGCATCCACCGATTAAAAAACTGGTAATGCCCGCCAACTTGGCGCACGTTAAACCGGGTGAACTACCAGCCAGCCTGTTGGTAGAACTAAAGCCATTTGGCAAATTGCACCCATTAGCTGCCAACGCATACAACGCGGTTAGAGCTGCAGCGTTCGCCGCTGGCATAAAACAATTTAAGCCAACTAGCGCGGGTGATACTTACCGCAGCATTGCGTTACAGCGTCAAGGGTTTTTAGCGCGTTACCAACTGGCACCCATTGAGGGCGTTAAACCTCGAGTGTACGAAAACAAAAACTATTACCTAAAGCCCGGCAACGCACCAATGGCAGTACCCGGAACGTCACGCCATAACCTTGGGCTGGCCGTAGATTTTGCCAACATGTCAGGCGAAACATTTACCTTTATGTGCGACGTAGGGCCATCGTTTGGATGGTCATTAGAGGTAATGCCAGCCGAGCCATGGCATTGGTTTTACTGGCCCGGTGACAAAGTACCTGCAGCGGTAACCCAATACCTACAAGGATTAGCGCCAGCATCCCCCACCGCGTAACACGCGCCTACTACCGTTTTGCTACCGACGAAAAGAGGTTTACCGCGCATGACTGAATTACAAACCTTTACCTATGAAGCATTTGTAGGCAAACTAGAAAACGGGCGCGAAGTATTAGTACAGATTTTTAGAAACCCTGACACCCTTGAAGTGTTAGCCAGCCAACTTGCGTTTAAGACCATTGCCGGCGGTACATGGCAAACGCCCTACCAGTTAGAGAAACTATGACACTTGCACTTAAAGCCGCGTTTACCGCGCTATTCA